CGAGAGCCCCACGCCAAGCAGATGATCCGCGCGCCCGGTGCTGGGCTTCGTCGCTCACCCCTGTGTGATGCACCAGCATGACCGAACATCCGAACTCGTGTTTCATTCGGTCGCAAGCGTCGATCATCGTTTTGGCGTCCTGCGCAGAGTTTTCGTCGCCATCAAGAAAACGATGCAGGGTGTCGATCACGATAATCGCTGGAGGCTCCGATAACGCCCGAATAGCGTCTGTGGCCTTCTGGTAGCCCTGCGCGGTGTTAAGATCGCAGCCGTGACGCGAGACCCACATATTTATTTTCTTTGCCCCGTGTTGGTGTTTCCAAGCGGCGATGCGGCCTCTCAGTCCATAGTGGCCTTCGCCAGCCAGATAGACCACCATCCCCGGACGAACCTTAAATCCGTTCCAGTCATCTTTCCCGGTCGCGATCCGCAGGCACATATCCATGAGGATGAACGTCTTTCCCACCCCGGATGGCCCGTGGAGCATCATGAGCGCCTTGTCCTGTAGCCACCGCTTAATCAGCCACGCAATCGGCGCAGGCTGGTCGCATAGGCTGTCAGCGGATTGGAGCCAGTCATCAGGCTGCGGCGTCAGGAGCGCCGCGAGATCATGCCCCGCCTGCACGTAATCGTTGGCGTCTCCCGGAATCGGCGGCATGACAACGCGCGCCCCGAATTTCGCGCTCGCCTGATCTGCATATTTCTGGCCGGTGCCGGAGACGTCATTATCGGCCACGATCACAAGGTCCTGCGTGGCCCCGAAATGCTCGCGGATCGTCCCGCAGACAGGGACGAGGTTCGACGCGCTGAACGCCACCACGCAGGGGCGGTTCGTCACCTCGTGGATCGTGGCGGCGGTAGCGAAGCCCTCCGCAATAAAGATTGTCCCCGGCTCGTCTGTAGTGCCTACCTGCCAGAATTTGCCGCCCGTGGCGCCGCCTGCGTGATAGAGTTTCCCGCCATCGTGGCTGATGTACTGAAGGCTGGAGAGCGCCCCGTCTGCGCCGTAGAGCGGGACGACGAGCCGCCCGTCTCCGGTGAGCCTTGCCCCGTGTGGCTGGACGCCCTTGCGCGCCAGATACGGATGATCTGGGCTTGCTGGCATGGCCTGCGTCCAGATTTGCTCGACGGTGTTTGCCGCGACTTCGCGGCTGCGCGCCTTTTCAGCATCCCGCGCGGCCTTGGCCTCCGCCAGTCGCTTTGCGTGCGTCATTTCTTCGACTGGCGTCAGAGTGCGCCCAATCTCCGCGCGCCAGTTTTGCTCGATCCCTGCCCGCCAGCATCCGAATTTCCCAGCCGGGATGCCGTCTGGGTAGATCACGTACCAGCCTGTCTTGTCCCCATGCCCTCCTTGGCCTTTCGTCCCGGCGCGGAACCTATGCAGCTTGCCGTCGATCTGGATCGGATGTGGCGGCGTGATCCCCTGCGCCTGCATGGCATCTGCGATTTGGTGTTCGAGCGGCGGGGCTTCCTGCTTGATGCCGGGTAAGAATGGCCCGCCGAATATGCTTGTTACATCAACCATTTAGAATGCCCCTCGACTGCAAATATTCCATGATCCGTCGCACGGTGGAGTAGCGAGCTTCGCCCCCGGCAGCGATCCTGTAAAGCGTGTTCACGTGCACCTGCGAACCCCTCGAAACCTCTTTCAAGTTCAAGAGGTTAAGGATGTCCCGTAGCTGTTCGATTGGCATCTTTTTTCACCTTTTCGTTTTTTTATCCCCGAAAGAGGTTTACATTGAAACACATTTCCTGTAAAGAAGAAAGCGTACCCGAACCGGATTGGCCGACGCGGGTATGAGGAGCAACAAACCGATGAACAAGACCGAACAAAAAAAGATCAACAAGATTCTCTCCAGCCTGCAAGAGATGCAGGCCGAGTTTGAGGCCATGGTCGCTGCTATCGATGAGAAGATCAGCAACCGCTCCGAGAAGTACGCCGAGAGCGAAAAGGGACAGCAACAGCAGGACGAGTTTAGCACCCTGCAAGATGCGCTGGGCTATATCGAGAGCGCGATAGACTCTCTGGGTAACATAGAACTTTCCGAGATTCAGTAATCGCCTTGGCGGGGCTCCGGCCCCGCCCATCACGTATAGGAGCAACAAAATGTCTAGCTACGATCTATTCATTATCTTCGGACCCATCTGCACAGGTGCGATCATGCTCGCCGTCGCATTTGAAGTTGCACGCATCGGAGGTAACCGCTAATGGCTATCTCCCTCAAGCGCACCCGAGACCTCGCCCAGAACGGTGTCAAGCTGCTCGTTTACGGGCAAGCAGGCGCAGGCAAAACCAGCCTCATCAAGACCCTGCCGAACCCGTTGGTTTTGAGCGCCGAGGCAGGCTTGCTTTCGATACAAGACGCCGACCTCGCTTATATCGAGATCAAGACCATCGACGATCTGCGCGAAGCCTACAGCTACATCATGAGCGAGGAAGGCGCAGGCTTTGAAAGCATCGCGCTTGATAGCATCTCCGAGATCGCAGAAGTGATCCTGAACGCCGAAAAGAAAATCGCCAAGGACCCCCGCCAAGCCTACGGAGCAATGCAGGAACAGGTCAGCGACCTGATCCGCGCGTTTCGCGATATCCCCGGCAAGCACGTTTACATGTCAGCCAAGTTGGAGAAAGCGACTGACGAGATGGGGCGCATCCTTTACGCGCCATCGATGCCGGGGAATAAAACAGGTCAGCAGTTGCCTTACTTTTTTGATGAAGTGCTCGCCCTCCGGGTCGAGCGTGACGCAGAAGGCAATGTTCAGCGCGCCTTGATGTGCGACAGCGACGGGCTCTGGCAGGCCAAAGATAGGTCTGGCAAGTTGACTGCATGGGAAGCTCCGGACCTTGGCGCAATCGTGGAGAAGATCAATGCTGGATGATCTTTCTGCTCGCTGGCTTCGCGCGAAACAAATAGAGCGACAATCAATTGACGAACGGCGCAAGATTGAAGCTCAATTGCTATCTTTAATCGGCATACCTGAAACATTTGAAGGAACAGAAACAGCTAACACAGGAGAATATAAAATTAAAATAGTAGGGCGCATGAGCCGTAAGGTTGACGCCGACAAACTGAACGAACTAGCAATCGAGAATGGTCTTGAAGCCCACCTTCAGAACCTTTTCAGGTGGAAGCCTGAGATTAACGCGAAGGCTTGGGCGGCAGCTAATGAAGCTATCACTTTGCCTCTGCTTGATGCGATTACCACAACACCAAGATTGACTTCATTCATCATCACCAAGGAGACTGAATAAAATGGCTATGCTCGGAACCCCTTTTAGCACTGACGAACTGCCGAAAGGCAACACTGGATCATATGAGGTTCTTCCTGCAGGTTGGTACACTGCCGCAATCGCTGGCGCAGAGATCAAGCAGACCAAGAGCGGCACAGGTCGCTATATCGCCGTGCGCTATGACATCACAGGCCCGACGCATCAGGGGAGGGTAGTGTTCAGCAACCTGAACATTGAGAACGCAAACCCGAAGGCGGAGGAAATCGGTCGCCAGCAGCTTCGCGCGCTCTTGGAATCAGTCGGCATCGCCAAGTTGGCCGACACCGATCAACTGATCGGGTCCAACGTGAAGGTCAAACTGAAAATTGAGCGCGACGAACAGTACGGCGACAAGAACCAAGTCGCCGCGTTCAGCAAGCAGGAAGGGGCAGCGCCAGCCAAAGCTTCCGCGCCTGCCGCCAAGGCTTCCGCTGCCCCGCCGTGGGCTCGCTAACATCCAGTGCGGGGCTTCGGCCCCGCATCTTTCTAGAGGAGCAGAATGATGACGAAAGCTGAAATACAACAGCATCTAAAAAAGATTTTAGTCGCGATAGAAGATGGGGAAGATGAATGGGACATTCGTGATTATATTTTAAGTTTGCTTTTGCAAATTGATAAATAGGAGCAAACATGGCACCGATCCCACCCGCCAAAAACGATATTGTCGTCCTGATCGACGCTGCGCACGAGGCGCGCGAAGATCGCCCCCGCCCGCACATGGGCGCGTCTATTCTAGGTCACCCCTGCGACCGATGGATTTGGTTGCAGTTCCGCATGGCGATCCGCCAGAAATTTCCGGGGCGCATCCTGCGTCTGTTTCGGCGCGGACATCAGGAAGAAAACAACATCATCTTTGATCTGAAATCAATCGGCATAGAGTTCTCAGGCCAGCAGGCGCGCGTAGATTTTGGCTCGCATGTATCTGGCAGCGCCGACGCTATCATAGAGGCTGGCGTGCCTGAAGCGCCGACAGTGCGCCATGTCGCAGAGTTTAAGACGACGAACAAGAAAGGCTTCGATGCTCTGGAGAAAGAAGGCGTCTATAAATCCAAGCCCGAACACTGGGCGCAGATGCAAATGTATATGGCAGGGCTCGATATAGATCGCGCGCTCTATGTTTCGGTCTGCAAAGACGATGATCGCATGTATACCGAGCGGGTTCGCTACGATAAGCAAGCCGCCGACAAATTGATTGCGCGCGGCAAACGTCTCTCCGTTAGCGATAACATTCCGCCGCCGCTTTCGGCTGATCCGACTTGGTATCAATGCCGCTTCTGCCCTGCGCATGATTTCTGCCACAAGTCGAAGCTGGCAACAGAGATTAACTGCCGAACCTGCGCGCACAGCACGGCGAAAGACGATAGCACATGGCGATGCGAACGCTGGGATGCTGACGCAATCCCTTTCGATCATCAGATTAAAGGCTGCGATGCTCATGCGCTGCATCCCGATCTTGTGCCGTGGAAATGGCAAGGCGAAGGATCAAGCGAGTGGATCATGCTCTA